CGCCTTGACCACACGGAAGAAATTGGCCACCCCAGTGCCAGTGGCGGTGCCTGTCCAGGCTTCGGATGTGTTCTTGGTGATCGTGTCACCAACAGGCGCCGCGAACGTCAGGCCCGTGGTGCCATCATCCGAGACGGTCAGGGTGTCCAGCAGGGTCGCGCCGCCGATAGCGTCATCTGCCGATGCGGGCTCGGTGCCGGCGTAAATCTTGACAAAGCAGTTGTCCATCAAGCCCTTGAAGCCAGTGGACCCCAGCATGCCATTGCGCAGACCGGTAGAAAACTTGAATGCCATGGTGATCTCCTATCAAACAGATGCTGCGGCGAAGACAACGGTCACTTCCAGCTTGCCGCCGCTGTCCAGTGCCTTGGGGGATGAGAACTTGACGGCCGAGAGCAGAGGTCCGGTTGTCGCGCCCTTGGTCGGGCTGGTGCAGACGAAGCCACCGCGCGCCACCTTGCCGTTGGTGTTGCCGACAAACTCGTTTTCAGTGCCCTGGTTGCTCACCTGTCCGCCGGAGACAGTGCCCAGCGTCAGTGCTGGCCGGGTGGTGGAGGCGTAGGCGGTCAACTCGGTTGCTGCCACCGGGAACGTCGCCATCACATCGTCAGGGGTTGGTGTGTAGTCGCCCTCGTACAGGCCGACATACAGCGTCGGGAACGGAGTACCGTTCTTGGCAAACGTCTCGATGATGTGGTTCAAGCCCTCGATCGGGATCAGGTTCGTGTCTTCCGTTTCGCTGACCAGATTGCCGGCAGCGTCGAACTCCTTGACCCGGTACTTGAATCCCATGGTTGCTTTGCTCATGGCGTCATGCTCCTGTGATGACTCGGGCATCCATGAAGGAGCCGAAAACGGCGCCGCCGGATGGCTGCGCCTGGGAAAGTGCGGTGATGAACTGGCGCAGCCCGTTGGACTCGCGCAGGATGGATGCGCCGGCAGATGCGCTTGGGTAGGCGATCTGGGCGTCTTGCATCAAGGTCAATGCACCGTCTTGGCTGGCGGACACTGGACCTCGTGGTGTGTGCCACATGAGATCCAGGCTGTTCGGCAGCTTGGCGGCCGTGCCCTTGATGGCGCCATACGGTGCAATCTTGGTCAGGTCGGCTTTGCTGATGTCGCCGCCGGCCAGGAAATAGGTCGCGCTGGTCGTGGCCACGTAAACGCCACCCTCCACCGGCTTGACGAGGGTGATGTCCTCATCCAACGTGATGAAGTCGTAGGCTGGGCGGTACAGGCCAAGCGCCCAAGGCAAGCTGTAGAACAGGAACGCGCCATCGGCTGACAAGAGACGGCCGCGGTGCATGGCCAGCATGCGCCCTGGCGGAAGATCGCTGATGATGTCGCGCTGCAGCGGCTGGCCGGCGCTGGCTACAAAAGGCACCGTGAGGCTGGTCTGCCCAACCTCGATGACCGCCTCGCGGTAGAAAACAGAGCCATCCACGCCGGTGACATAGACGATGATGCGGCTGGCATGGCCTGATGCTGCGATCTGGATGGCGCCATTGGCCGGCACGGACACAAACACCGGCACGGTGGGCGCTGACTGCATACCGTCAGATCGCAGAGATGCGAACATCAGGCCATAGGTTCCGGCCATCAGAGAACCGCCAGAGACACCGGCCGCCGACGGCTCCGGGTTGGGTTTGCCTGGGGTCAGACGCATGGATGTCGCGCTGGTCAGGTTCAGCGTGAAACCATCAGACCAGACGGTGCCAATCGGGGTATCGGCATAGGCCACACGGACATGCGGCGATGCCAGTGCGGCCAAATCGGATGCTGATTGACCGTCAAAGCGGTACAGACGATCTCCAGCCGCAAAGAGCGCCCCGTCCTTGACCTCGAAAATGTCGCGGCAGTTGGACATTCCGACCACCTGGGTGAACCCGGGACGGCGCTGAAAGGTTCCAGACGCCGACAGATCCACGTTCACAGCATCTCGAACCGGCATACCAGCATCGGTCGGCTTGATCCGGTCGATGGGCTGCCGGTTGTTGATGCCGGTGAAGCGGTTGATTTTGGTGTTGTCCATGTTGACCGATCATCCTGAGAGGTCGGCAATCGGCGAAACCCTATGCGGGTCAGGGCAAGATGCTTTCGTTGCCGTGAAACAGGTCATGGCGAGTCGTTCGGCGCATGTCGCTGTCGGGCAGCGGGCCGAAGTAGTCGGTGAATGACTGCTCGTACCGCTCAGATTGCGTGCGGTCGAAGAATTCCGAGTCCGGGATGGAATAGAACTCGTGCAGCGCCCAGTCCAGCAGGTGATCGTGGTGCGCGCGGTGAATCTCCGGGCTATCCGAGTCGCCCACCAGTGGGTTTATCGGAAGCCGGTAGACCTCCATCTGAAGCCAGGCGCCCACAGGGAACGTGCCGACGATGCGCAGGGTGTTCTCGTCCTGGATGGCGTACTTGGCGCGCTCGGTAAAGTTGGTGCGCCAATTGGGGATCTCACGATCAAGCCACTCGCGCGACACCAGCCACAGGCGGGTGTCTTCGTCGGGTGCGTCGTTGACCGTGCACAGACGGATGTTGATGATCTCGAAAACCGATTCGTGCAGCGGCCAGGTGTGCTGGGTGGCCGATGTCAGGTCAATTCGGCAGATGTCGTCGTTGGCGTCCTCTCGCAGCAGGCGGCCACGGATCGCGGCCTGCTCCACTGCATCGTTGAGCCAGTCAGTCACCACCTCGTCGTCGGCCAGGTAAGGCTTGGCCTTGTCCTGGGCCTTGACTCGAAACCGACGAATCAGGTCTTCGAGGGTCATCAGCGAACCCCGTACTGCTCAACCAGCAAGGACACTTCCTCGCGCAGCTTGGCCACGCCGCGGCGCTTGTCCAGCTCCACCTCGTACTTGCGGGCGTATTCTTCGAGGGCGCCTTTGTCCATCGACTCGATCGTGGTCAGCATGGCCTCCAGCTCGGTCTTCTGCTCGTCCAGCTTGGCCTCGACCACCTGCTGCTGCAGCAAGGCCTCGGCCACTTCCGTTTCCTGGGTCTTCTCGTCGGCGGCCACCTGGGACTCGGCATCGACGAACACGCCGAAACGGCGCAGCACCTTGGCCACAGGCTCGGGCACCAGTTTGGTATCGCCGGGATTCCACTCGTTGCGCAGCGCGGTCTTGTCCCGGTAGAACTTGCGGCCGGTGTAGGTGACTCGTACCAGATCCATGTGTTTCTCCTGTGCAGTGGCCGACCCAGAGTTACCCGGGCCGGCCGCTACGTGGGGTCAACCCTTGCGGGTCAGTCGTTGCCTTCGGCGATCGCGTCCAGCGTGATCTCGATGTCCGAAGCCTTGGCGTTGTTGGCGCCGGCCGTGGTCAGGATCAGCCAGGCGGCCTTGGGCAGCTTCACCGACTTGTTGGTCGTGGCGTTGCGCAGACGGGCGGCGCTCGACAGGGCAATGTCGTTGCCAAACACGTTGGCGCTCTGAGGCACCGCGGTGTCGTCCACGCCGTCGGCATACTCAAAGCCGAGATCGCCGATCACGCTGGCGGACATGGCCACTTTGATCAACACTTGGCTGTCATAGATGCGCATGCCGGCCGGGATCAGGCCGATACGCACCTTGTCGCCACTGGCCACGGCCGCGGTGGAGTTGCCGCCGATCACAGCGCCAGAGGCGTTGGTGGCCAGCGAGTAATGCAGGGCGGACTTGTTGCCCCACGGGGTAGAGCCCAGACGCACATTGGCGTCCTTGCCGGTTTTGGTGATGGTTGCCATCTTGGTACTCCTGAATCAGAGGGGTGAACGGTTTGGCGGGGCCACTAGGTCAGCGACCCCTTCCTGCCTTACTGGCGGGCGCCCAGAATGCGCACGGCGGTGTCGATGGCGATGACGCCATGGTCGGTGATGTGCTTCTCACCGTTGCCCTGGTCAACCGCCCAACGGACCTTTTTCAGGCCTTGGATGGCGCCGATCAGGATTTCCATCTTGTCGTCGTGGTCGAAGCTCTTTTCTTTCCAGAAGAAGGGCATGCCACCGTGACGGCTCGATGCGAAGGCCTGGGCCAGTGCTTGGCCACCCAGCAGGATTGCGCGGTCAACCGCATGGGTCGTGCTGAACGAGGCCGGCACCACGCAGGTGGATTCGGTTTCGCTCGTGTTCGAGGCGCAGTAGCTGATGGTGTCGCCAGCGTAGAAGCGGATCGGGCGCGGCATCTTCATGATGAGGATGCCGTTCCAGAGGCCGCATTCGCCCAAGAACAGCGGGTGGTTCTTGGCTTTGCTGGCGCGGGCCAGTGCGTTGGCCTGGAACTGACGAAAGCTCGGATCAGCCGCGAAGCTGTGGTACTGGGCG